CAACATTTAAAGCGCTTTCTACTGCTTTAGCTGGCCCGTTCGTTAAATCTATCCCGCCTCGCTCATGACCGAAAGAAATACTGCCTTGACCAGATTCTCTAATTAATACAGGCAATGGCTCGTTTATCTTTTTTACAAGATTCCAGAGAGGCTTTGTTTCAGTAATTTTAGTTATGGCAGCCATATATCTATATTATATTTAACATTACGCTATCGAACCCATCCCAGCGTTACTGTACTGTATAGCTCTTAAATATGAACTGTTGTCATAAGATTGGGTTGAGGTTTTATTAGGTATGCTTACATTTCTAGGTGCAGTAGCACCTTGCTCTAAATTATTTTTTATATCGGTTAATAATTTATTATTTTTAAATAACTCAAGAAGTTGTTTAGTTAATAATTCCCCGTGTAAGTTTGAAATGCTAGTTAATGTATCATTATTATTTTTAGACACCTTTAAATTTTCATTAAAAAATTTATCCATAGGCCCGCCGCCTTTCATAGCATATAATGTATCCTCTTTGTGAGGTTGTATAACTTTACCACCAGTAGTTATGACCGCGTCTTCTGTTTCAATAACGGGTTCATTACCATCAAATTTTGCGTTAGCTTCTTCTGCTTGAGTGGGAAATTCTGGTTGTTTCTCAAACGCACCCTTTTTATAAAATTTACCGTATATATATTCACCAATTTCGCCTTTTTTATCTCCTAATACTTGTCCTAATGCTCCTCCCATTGCTCGGCCGGCATAATCGCCGAGTGCACCGCCAGCCAATCCTCCGATAAAAGTACCAAAACCTGGTACAATTGATCCTGCCGTGGCGCCTAAAGTTGCTCCACCGGCGGCGCCTAACATCCCACCTAAACCTTCTGTTATTCTACCACCAATATCGTCATACAACATTTTTTCTGTATACTTTTTTGGGTCTTTCATATGCTTATCAATCATCGTTTGTATATCACTACTAGTAAGAAACCCTTCTATTAATGAGCCTATCAAAGGTATTCTGCTTAACAATTTTCCAAATAATTTACCACCTCCTTTAAAACTTGACATCCTCTTTCCAAAGTTGCTTATAAAATCTTTTACCTTTGCACCAGCGGACAATGCACGTTCAGCTAAATTTGTACCTGCGGCCACTGCACGTCCAGCTAAATTTGTACCTGCGGCCACTGCACGCCCAGCTAAATTTTTACCAGCGTCAACTGCACCTCCAGCTACATTTTTAATAGCACCCCCTGCACGCCCAGCCACATTTTTAGCAGCGTTAATAAAACTGCTAGTCTTAGCAGCTAATTTACTACCTAATGCCTTTCCTCCTTCAATAACATTAGTTGCTAATTTTGAAAGACCTTTGCCCATCTTTGAGAAAAAACTACCTATCGATTTGCCAACTTTACTATTCTTAATACCTTCCCAAGCGTTTTTACTCATTTCCATTAATTTTGCACCTCCAGCTTTTAATTTATCGAATCCCCAAATTGTAAATTTTTTAAAAAAATTGTATCCACCCTTAATACCATTCCATAAGCCTTTTAACCCATCTTTAATTAACTCTAATGAACTTGTTATTAGATTGCCAAGTTTTTCTAATATCCATTTTTTAATCTTATCTTTAAACACGCCTATGCCTCCACTTGCTATCCCAAGCATACTCAATAGCCAGTCAAATATACCATTGCCTTTCTTTTCTTTTTTATCTACCGCCGCATTGCTTTCGCCACTCTTTACCCCAAACTTTGCACCTAACTGTTTAATAGCTTTATCGCCAAAACTTTCAACTTCAACTTGATCTACTTTAGCTACAACATCTTCAGGTTTATTATTAATACCTTTGTTATTAATACCTCCCTTTTCAAGATCCTCTAATCTTTTAACGAGCTTACTGTTTACTTTAGTAAAAAGGATTAATACGTCAGCCAGGGTGTCGTTCGCCATCTAATTATTTATCTCAAAGGATAAATAACTCAGGGCCTATATCTATTTGTTTATCTTCAAACTTAACAAACTCTTGTTCAATGTCTCTAATTTGCGTTATATACTCAAATATTTCGTTAAAATGCTTTGATTCTATTGATTCTATAATAGTAAATTTGTTTTTTAATGATTGGGTGTTAAAATCAATTACCGTATCGGTATCGTTGAGGATTGTAAGTTTATTAATGAATTTACTCAGTTCATTAACCATCATTTTACCTAATAGCTGCTTTTCGTCTTTAAAATTGTTAATTAGGTAAAGATTGCTCTTATAATCTGCTGTTATACTAGGTACACTAATATCAAATACAAACTTATCAGATTTAACAGTTTTATTTAGAACTGGTAAGATTATAGATCTGTTTTTAACCAACAATGTAGGTAGGTCTACTCCTTCATATGTTTTGTTTATACTAGATCTAAATGATAATACAATATTAATTCTATCTATAACTGTTATGCCTTTTATATCTGTAACTGTTAAAGTATTAATAAGTTCGTAAATAGTATTGAAAAATTCAACTATACCAAAACTATTAACTGTCACTTTATCCATTATACCTTTTTGTTGTAGTAATGTAATTGGCTTAAAATCAATATCTTTTTGTTGCGTGGGTACGTAGATGGATGTTAATTGTTCAGTCTTCTTTAACTGGTTTAAAATTTCATTTACAGATAATTCACTCATATCTTATATATTTGAATTGTTATCGGTATCAACAGCAGATTTATCTTTTTGCAAATCGTTATATTCTTTATTAATATTATTAATCATTATATTACATTCTGGTAAAGAAAACGTTTTAAAATCATCAGCAGTGTAATGTAAATGTTTTCTTAGTGTGTATTCAATATCGTATAAATTTTGTAGGTCGTAAAAGAATATAGATCTTAAGAAAGAAATTGCTGATAAATCAAAAAAGTTTATGGTATAATCCAGTGCAGGTATAGGGTACTTAAATGTAGTATAATGGTTAATTATTTGTTTATAAATATCATTTATAGGTAACGCTGGTAAATTTCGTTGTATATCTTGTTTAATATCAGAAGTTATTATAGTGTCATTAATTTTAACTAAACAATCAACAACAAAATCGATTATATTGTCTGGATGGGTTAAGTTTGTAGGAAAATCAAAATAATATATATTACCGTCAACTTCATATTCGAAATACTTGTATGGTGTATTTATTTTACTAAAAATATCATTAACATATAAGTTCAATCTTATATTATCAGTTGTTATCTGTATGCTTTCGTTTACACATACTGATCTAATTTTTAATAAAATTAAAAATTTCTCAATCGAATTAACTGGCTTGATATTAACGCAACTAAACTGTAATAAATTATTAAACGCCAAGTTTATATTTTTTTCATTACTGTCTAATAACGATTTTACTAAATTCCTGTAATTAAGGAAAGATAATTCTTTTAAAATGTATTCCTTTTCAAGAATGTTTGCACTAAAATTAAAATCTATACTCATTTCTGAAATGGTGATATACGTGGTATATTGCCTTTAGAAATTTTGCTAATTAAATCAGGCAAAGGTATATACAATGTATTTTCAATACCATAACTATCATATAGAAACGGTACGTCATAATTTTCAACATCTTCTTTATCCATACTTAAATTTCTAACTGTTAAAGATAGAGGTATACAATTATAAAATGTCCAGACTTTTCTAGGTATCATAGATAATTTTTGAAAAGTTCTTGTATATTGTATAATTGTAATGTTGCATTTCATATTCATTGGATCATCTACCGGTCTTGCAACATATCCTGCATGTGCAGCTGCTATTAACCATGGCCGCATAACAAAATCTACAAACGATGTATTAGTTTCTCTAAATTGCAGTGTTAAATTACTACTACCAAATGCTTCTCTACCATTTAATATACTCCCCTGAATAAATCCTCTGTTATTTTGCAACGATGCAGCTTCCCCACCTAAAGTTTCGCTTGGTATACTAACCCCTGATAAAAATATACAACCCACAACATCTTGTAATGGATAACTAGCTAAAACAGACTTTGCTCTGTTAATATCAAACTCTTTACCCCCAGCCATGACTGGTTCTAATTTTTGTATTAATTCAGTAGTTAATTGTTTAGGTATTCTATCTATAATTGCAATAAATTGAGTACGTAAAGGTATTGAAGTAATCCACGACTCCATTGTAGTTAAGAAATAATCTCGAAAACTTATTAATGGTATACCTGGCACACCAACCCCTAATATACTTGTGCTTGGAGCAGCTAAAGTCTTATTAGTGCCTAAACTTTGAAATGTAGCTACACCTGCTGCTACATTAGTGACTGCATTTAAAATACCTGGCATACAAATATTTAATGAAAAAAATACCGCACAGAGTGCGGTATGTGGAATATTATATATCTCTTAAATTAAACTTTACGCCAATAATGGTAAGCTAACCCAACATCAAAACTTTGAACCTCGCCAGCGGCTGTCATATCATATTCTAAAGCAGATACGTCTCTAATACTAACACCTACTAATTGATATTGTGCAACTTTATTCATCTGTTTATTAAGTTGTACTAAATCAATAACTGCTGTTTGTTTAGGTGTGAAATAATTGCCTGTGCTTGTTGCATCATTAAACGTATCAGTTATAACGTTTAAAAATTTCTCTCTTAATTTTTGTGATTCATCGGAATAAAAACTAATTTTATACGCCTCACTTCCAGGGTATGTAACAACTCCTGGTATATTAAAATTTAATCCCATGTATGGTACTGCTACATTACCAATAGCTTTACTAGGTAAACTAGCTGTTTTTGCATAAACTAGATCGCTTTCTGTTACAACTTGTGAGCTACCATCACCAAAATTAATATTAATAACTCTAAATAAATTGTTACGTGCAAAATCCTTAGCTTGTGCTTGTGTGTAAAAATCTGCAATTGTCTGTTTTACGTCTGCCATATGTATTATTATTTAATTGTTAAACGTTTTTTTCTGATGGGTTTTATTAAACTAGCCTAATATTAACTTACCAGTATTCTCTACAGATTTACTATCTAGTAGTATGTTTTTGACATTAATGTCATTTTTACCATACCAAACACTATTTATAAGATAACCTACTGAAGTTACTTCTTGAATAACTCCGGAACG